GCCGCACTCACAATAATTTCATTAGGTTCTGAATTAATTTGGTATAAATGACCAAAAGATAATTCAGGGTTTGTTGGCACAATTGTTATAGATGCTATATTTGGTACTAACACTTGATGTAAATATGCACTTAATTCACTAAAATAAAATGTTTCACCAAAATCCCAATTATTGATATCAAAATAATTATTAATTGCGTCAATAACTGATGTTTTAATATCATTATCACTAGTTTCTATTGAAGGGTTTTTAACAACTTTAAATGTGGCCCTTAGATTTTCAGGAGCTTTATTTCCAAATATGGGTTTGAATACTGCACTATGAAAAACCAAAGTATCTGATAAACTTCTTATATCGTTAAGAGATGAAAAATCTGTAGCTAGATCAACAGTTGATGGTGCCAATGGTTTTGGCAAAATCCCACTTGAGTCTAAAATCCAATTTCTATAGGATGATTCATATGAAGATGTTAATACATATATGTCGATGACGTTTGCTATTCCTGGATCTAATCTTCTACTTTCCGGACTATTGTGTTTATATTGAAAATACAAACTTTGTCTGCCAAAGGTAGTTTTATAACTATTGATTTGAACTAATTGTTTATTGTTATCGATCTGATAGAACTTTTTATCTACTTCGGCATAAAAAATTTGTCCAGGCAAATATAGACTTAGATTTTGATTAATTTGCGCAAATGTTTGATAAATTGATTCAATCACACCATCTTTAACGATTTCGTAATCCAAAAATCTATCATTATCTTGTGTATTTTTAAAATATATACGCTTTATATTACTATTAACTAATGGGTTAACTACCCTATTAAAAATTTCTGGGTTGTCTGGTATGCCGTCATTATTAGTATCTGAATATGTGACTAATACTTTGGAATTACTAACATACCCGTCAGCACCTACTGGACTTTTATAAACATACCAAATGTAGTCTGTACCTAATGAGGACACTGCATCTGGTGATGAATTGGTTTTGAATATAACTATTTGATCATTGATCACTTGGCCTGATTTAGGATCATATATTCTCAATTTTTCATCTTTATAGAAGCTAACTTGTCCAGCACTTTCAAAAACATATTCAATGTTTCTATAAAAAATAGTGTAATTTGTGCCATTAAATTGAAATCTAATTAACCAACTGGAATCTTTTCCACTATTACTATTATCATCTTCATTATCTAAACTAAAATTATTGCTGATATTTAAATTCTGGTCACTGATAATTCTCCAAGTTTGGTATTTACTATTGTAAGTAATTCCAAAATTTTTGTAACCCTTAATTAAATTTGCGATGTTTTCAACAAAAGTATTTGAAAAACTATTTTTATATACAGGATATATTTTTTCAACAATTGCACCATTTGGTACTAGGACATTTAAAGTGACTGATCCAAGGCCATTAGATTGTTGCGAAAAGATTCTTCCCGAAACATCAGTTACCCCGGCAAAAATTTCCATCTTGTCAGTTAAAGATAATGGCGGGCCTGGTAACATATTGTTATTTGCATCAAAATGGCAATTAATTGCTGGCCTAAATTTTAAAATTGCTCCTTTTTTGATATAATTAACACCACTACTAAAATTAACATCATTAGTAGCAACACTTGGCAATAAATTCCATTTTTCATCAATGGTGTTATTAATTAATGAATCTGATGGTCCCAAATTTATAACTAATAAAAATGGGGCCGCTGCAATGGAATTATTTGCATCAATCACTGTTATAGTATATGGCGTAACTTGGCCATTTGATACTGGGATACCTTTTATCTCTCCCGTGGCCTGATTTAATACTAGACCTTTTGGCAATTCTGGACTAATGTTGTAACTGTATGGTGCTAACCCATCGGACGCGATTGCCGGTCTAAATGGTATTGCTGCTTGGTTTGAAACTAGCCTTTTGGTTAAACTTTGCACAGTTAACTTTAGGTTAGATGTTGAACCATTAATTAACAAAGATGTATATGCCCCTGGCAAACTATCAGGAACATATGGAGGATTGTATGCTGAGCTTGAAGTATCGGTTGGAGAGAAATAACCAGTAATTGCTGGCACCGATGATGTTTGTAGTGCCCAAACATAATTATTTAGACTATATGTGGGATAATTTTCATAATAAAAATGTCTAAATTCTTTAGAATTTACTATGTTATCCATAACTTTTTCATAAATCAATTTACTGATATTTGTAAAGTCTGAATATTCAAATATAGTGGACGAGATGTTATCATTTTTATATAAAATTCCGTCATCTGCAAAACTATTGGTACTTGAATATTTTCCAGTTGGGTCCATGATATCCAAATATTTGCTAATACCAGAACTAGTTCTATTAATGCTTTTTACTTTGATAACATTACCAAATGAAGTGAATGGCAAGATATTATAATCCTCGCCAGTAATCATTCTATTTTGTGTATAATATTGTTGCGGAGCTTTTTGCTTTATATCATCTAAAGTTTCTCTAGTTGACGCATTAGCAACTGTATATTTCAAACTAGCTTTAAATGTTAACGTTTCCAATCTTCCAGATCTACTGATATAATTCATTGGAATGATAACATTCTGCAATTCATTTGGGGTTATTTTATAATTTAATCCATCACTGGTTCTAAAATATACTCTAAATAGACCTTTTGGTATATTTGTAAAACTGCCATCACCAAATACCAAATCAATTTGATCATTATTTTTAGTATTGACTTGGTATAAATTTTTATCTTTATCTTTGTTGTAGATCACATTGACGCCAGACACTGCTGGGACAGACTTCCAATTATCTTGAATATTACCAGAACTGGATAAACTATATAACCAAACATCTGTTTGATTGATATTGTTGAAATTAACTGGAACAATTCTATTTGGCAGTGAATCACTTAATGAAAAGTCTTGGGATTGCAATGTGCCCTGTTTAAAATAAATGAAAAAACCTGTATTGTTTGAACTATTTCCATAATTATCATTTTTATACAATATATTAAATAGTGCATTGGGTTTTGGTGACTGCTCGTAAATATAAGTTTTTCCCACGCTTGTGGCACTTACTATCTCAAAGCTAACGGTGTTGTTTTCTACTAATGCTTGAAATTGAGCCACACTAGTGGTGTTTTGAGCCAAGTTCAAAGAATATTCGTCTGTTCTAATGGAATTTATTGTTTGACTATTTCCGGGCTTCCCAACGATTTGCGAGCTGACTAATGCAGCATTTATTATGGTGCCAAATTGTTCTAACCAATTACTATTATTTTTATCATCCCAATATACAAGAAGATTGCTTAGATTAAATCCATTACTGTCATAAACTGTTTCAGTTGTGGTGATTGACTCGATTTTTAAAAATCCGGATGCAGATAAATTTCTTTTTGGATTATAACTGACTAATCTAGCCAATTTTAAAATACTATCCCTACGTTCGGCAGTATCAATAAAATTTTCCCTTGCATTGATATCAGTTCTAAATGCTAGACTTTGCCCCATGAAGGCAATTAGATCAATAAGGGCTATATATTCACTACTTTCAGTAAAATCGTTGAAATCCTCAGGATAATTCATCCTGAGGTAATCAATCATACTTTTTCTTAAAGTTTCAAAATCGTAACTGGTGAAATCGGCGTCTTGAAACGTCTGATATATTTTTTTCCAGTCTTCTGCAACTAGCAGAGAATTTTGTCTTTTGTTAATGGCCATTCTAGAAATCCAATGTAATATTATTTATTGATTTCAAAATATATAGTTTTTATGTTTATAATTTTTGATCAAACTGCATATAAAGTGTTTCAACTTGATTTGTTGGAATATATGTAAGAGTTAATTCAACCTGTATCCCGTATTCAAATTGTGTAACAACTACTGAATCTACAGAAATTCTAGGATCATACTTGACAATATTATTAATGTCATTTACTATCATTTGTTTAATTTCTTCAGTAAAAGGCTCAAATAATAAATTCCAAATTTCACTTCCAAAATTTGGATTCATTAACTTTTCACCTTTTCTTATTTGAAAATGATTAAACAGATCCTGCTTTGCCAACTCATAATCAGTAAGTTGGTATTTTTTAAACCTGTTGAATGTGCTAAAACCTTTATAAGTAGTCATAATATAATATTTATCTACTAGATTTTTTAGAAGATGCCAACACTTCGACGGAATATCTACCCATGTTATAATAAGTGGAACCACTAGTTCCATTGGCAGTTGCACCTAAACCCGTTTTGTTCCATTCAGCAGCATCTTTGGCCCCTAATAAATGACTAACCGATAACATACCAGCAACTTTATTTGGATCATCATTGGATTTTAAAGATCCAGATTCTATTAACGATTTATAATTAGTGGACATTAATTTTTGCATTATTCTGTCCTGTGTTTGATTTGCTGACAAAAATGATTCTTTTGAAGTAATGCCATCCTTACCTGTCCAACTTGTTGGATAATTAACCGCATTATTTCCATATTTTGCATAAGCACCTGGTTTTATATAGCCTTGGTCTTGTAAATCTGCTGCACCAATTTGATATTTGCCCAAATTATTAAATTTGTCTACTTTACTATAATTGGAGCCGCTTTCTTTATGAGCTATTTGAGCCATCAATGCTTTGGTTTGTGTGGCATTTAATGTTCCAGTTCCTGAAGTTGGTGTTGGTGTCTTTTCATTCTCTATTGCACTGATTGGTGCTGGGTCATCAACCCCGAGTCCTTTCGAAACTTCTTGACCTTGACTGGGTGTTGATTCTGGAGCTTGTTCAACAGTGTCATTTTCACCTGGAGCAGGACCAGTTGTAACACCATTTCCAGCCGATGATGTAGATTCACTATAATTATTTGTGGCTCCAGATGTTATTGGTGATGGTGGCTTTGTTCCCAAATGTAACCCCCAAGGTTCATGTGTAGGTGCTATTGGCACTATTGTTTCCAATTTAGAAGCACCGCTGGTCCACTGCCCCGATCCTGTTTTTTTAGTATCATCTAATGTATTCGTTTTTAATTCATTAGGTCTGTTAACAGCTTGTGTGCCCCCCTGATTTAGGGTAATTCTTGCACCTGTCATCTTTAATCCGTCGGAACCATGGATGCTTGTAAGCCCTGAAGAATTGATAACTAAAGATCCCGAGCTACCAATACCTATCGATTCACCAAATAGTGTTAATTTTTGAGCACTATTTAGATTAATTTCTTGCCCTTGAATATTTGTTTTTGACCCTGAACTAAAATTCATCTCATTGCCAGCATTAAAATTAATATTTTTATCTGCATGAAAATTTAAATCACCTTGAGCCCTAATGTTTACACTGGCGCCAGTATAGATATTAAGATGCCCAGGACCAGTTAGTTCGACCCAAACACTGCCATCACTATTACCAATATATAAGATTCTATCGGTGTCATTCATTAAAATTTGATGCCCGGCAGCAGTTCTAAGTCTAACTAATCGATCCTTACCGGCCCAATCCCCATCATCCATAACAAAACTATGGCCGCCTTTTCTAGCAGACACAGCATAATCATCTGATGAAATTTTTCCTGATATTAGTTTATCAACTTGTGACTTTGATCCTGCTTGATCCTTAATACTGCGACCCGGTGTTGATATGCCAAATACATAACTGGGACTTTCGCGTTGACTGCTACTTGAGATTATTCCCCTAATGTAATCTTTTTCCAACCCCTGTCTTAATAAATTTTTGTACTGCTCTTCATGTATGGGCTTTTTTAACCCAACAAAGTTTGCCCAATCTAAATTTTCTTGATTTTCATTGAACTCTGCCGCTATCGTTGCTTGTCCAGATTGATAGTTTGATTTAACTTTATCGTTTTCAATATTGGAATCATCAATTTCTGAACTACCTGCAATACCTGGCACCATATGATGCCCAACTTGATTTGGTATACAAGCAAACCAAAAACCTCTATTTGGATCACCACCGGCAAATGTACATAAAACAAAATTATCAATATCCGGAACTACCGCCCACATACCATATGTATGTTGAACTTTGCTAAAAGAGTTTTGTTTATTGGAATCAGGCTGATGTGTACTACCAAAAAATGGACTTGCATAAGAAACTGTTTTCCAATTTCTTGGATTAGATTCGTCTCCTGAACTTAAATTTGGAATATATACTTGCAATCTCCCACTTCTAGTAGCATCAGTATTGTTTTTTATTTTACCAACATATGGCCCAGGATCTAATCTAACAGGAGACTTATCCTTATCATAATATGATGGCAGTTTATTGAGCCTAATTGGATCTATTGTCATTTTATTGCCTATCTTTATTCATTATTTGCTTTACCTATACCTACAGGGTTGACTGACTTTAATTCAGTCATCAGCTTTTGTGCATCACTTGGTATTGGACTTCTTGTAGGTATTTTTATAGGGTTTTTTACAAGCGTTTCTTTATTGGTAGGCGTTTTTGTTGGAATTTTATTGGCATTTTTTAAAGGTTCATCTTCAGGATCTTTTTTTGATTCAGCAATTGTTTTTGGTGCATCTGATCTATTGGCTTGACTTGAATCACTTACCTTAGATACTGTATCATATTTTTCCTGCTTGAACAATCTAATTAGATCTAAATTTTGAGTAAATTGTCCATTTCTAAATTCATTTTCCACAGTTATTACCCTATACATCCCACTAAAAACACTGGTGCTTGCAGGACCACTGAAATTTGCTAATCCAGTCTTTGGATCAAAATCTATAGGCGACCTAAAAGTCAACAATGCATGTATTTCGGCAGCGTCAAATATTAAACTGCCATTTTTATCAATTGCTGAATTTTTATCAAATTTTGTATTTACTGGATTGAAGAATATATCATCTTGTTTAATAAATTCTGGATCTCCAATTATTTTTAATTTGACATTTATCATATCTCCCCTACTGTCTGATAATGAAGCCTTATAAAAATCATTGACCGTTTGGCTTTTTGCATCAGGACTAGTTCCCTGACTTGCAGCTATATCCATTTGACCTGTTACAAATTTGACAGCGTGATCCTGCACACCAACTTCTGGTTTTTGTAATTTTGATTTCCCCGATAAATCTTCCTCTGGAGTAGTCAACACTAATGTTTTTTCTAATTTAGCATTGTCAGATGTTAGTACTGTATAAAACATTGTGTCAAAATCTAAATTAAAATCAATAATACTTTGATTCTGCCCAGTGAACATATAGTGATATTCTTTTGATGCAGTATCTGGAATCGCTATTGGCGCATTTGGAGATTTAGTATTATTAAACTCATATATTTTGACATAATATGTGATTTTTTTACTATATGTATCTCTTACTAGATCAAATTTATCAATCTCAATAATTGGAATGATTTTATACCATTTGATAGTTTTTTTTGATTTATTAGCATAGCTTTCGATATCACTGTCACTAGCAGTTTGCGCATCAATTTTAGGATCTTTAAGTTGAGATCTTATAAATTCGCTATTACGCATTACTTGATTTATAACATCTATGATACTAGTACCTGCATTAATGCCAAAACTTTCTTTGGTTTTATCAAATCCATTAGTTTGTATTCCTGCACTGGATCTAATTTCGGCTATGGCTTGTTGTGAACTTTTATCAAGCATGGCTATTTTATTAATAGCCGTTTTATCAGGAAAAACTATTTTAGATTTTTTTATTTCATCATCAAAAACAAAAGAATATTTTTCTGGAAACTGTTGAAGTTTCTTTTTATTATTGACCAATTGTTCTTGAAAACTGTTAATGGCCGCAGTATAACTGCCCACTAGATATGAGCTAGTTTGAGCAGCTTGACCTAATTGTTGTTTAGCTTTATTAATTTCAGCAAGTCTATTTGAATTTGGTGATTTGTTTTTTTCTTCTTCTGTAGATTGCTTATTCAATGCCTCAATCCTATCATTTACCGCATTATTTACTTGCATTATTTTTTCAGCTTCCCCTGCCCTGGCGGATTCACTACTAAAAAAATCATCAACAGTTGTTGCAGTTACTTCAAAAGCTGCTGGTGTTCTAACATTTGAATCATTATATGCTTGATGATTGAATGGAACTGCACTAATTTGATATTCAGACCCTTCCTTGCCAACTTTAATCTTACATCCAGTGATTTTGATTGGGATATATTTTGTTTGTCCTATAATTTTGTTATGTGATTCCCCTGTGCTGGTATTACCAAAGAAATCAATTTCTAATAAAAATGGTATTTGCATCCAACTGTTGGTATTGATGTTATTGGCCATTGATAACAATCGATTTATTAACGTAATGCCATAAGGTTCAATGATAGTAAATGAAACTTCGATGGCATTGGTGTTTTTAGTTCTAGCACTTAGACCAACCACTGTGGTCATTTTTAATTCTTTAAAATAAAAATCCTCGTTGAAGTCGGGATGCCTTTTAAAATTAGAATCATTTCTTCTACCGCCACTGGCTATTAAAACAGTCCCAACATTATTTCCCGCAATTGGTATGTATTGATACCCTGGCACCGTCATCATCTTATTATAATTTTCAGGAGGGACAACATGTAGACTTATTCCGTAGGTAAAATTGGCATAATCAAATAAAGGATTTGGCCTAGCAGTGGACTTTCCTTGTTGTTTTTGTTTTTCAACTTTTTTAGCAGTGTTGGGTTCTTTATCTGATAATGTTTTTGGTGGTGGTGTTGTAGCAGCCTTTTCTGCGACTACAGCAGATGGTGTTTCGGAAATTGTGTTGTTTAATGGTGTGGTATTTTTTTCAGAATCGGCAACTGCTGACTCGGCTGTATTTGCTGCTGCTGTTTCTTTTTCTACTCTCTCACGTTCCAACTGCTCTTTTTCAAATTTTTCTTGCCTTGGATCAGTTGGCAGAGGAAGATCGCCCGCCGATACTCCTTTGCTTTTTGCAACACTCAATAGACTCGTTGGCGAGTCGGCCCTAGCAAGTTTTTTGCCATTGTCGTCAACTAAAAGCAAAAGACCCGTATTGACGTCTTCTTGAATTTTTAAAGGATTTTGATAATCTAACATGGAAAATTAATAGAACGGAATAAAAAAATTCTAACTTTTATCAAAGTCCTAAGGATTGAACTAACATGTCTTTTTTAGGAACATATATGTCTTGACCTACATAAAAGTCAAAAATAGGATCAATTAATATATCTGGATTTCTACTAGCAAATACCCACCATAAGGCAGCATTGTCATAGAGATCAAATGCCAATAGATCAGGACGATAATGGTAAGTTACAGTGATGTTAAATATTGAATCACTATCCATTTTTGGAATAGATCTTTTTTCCATTATATCTAAAAATATACCAAAACTTCCAGTGGCATAATATGGACTATATTTTGTATAATTTGCCATTTAGATGAATCCCCGCTTTCCTTCTAAAAGTTTACCACTAGAAAACTTTTCTAAATCAAATTCAGCAATGCTAGTTCTACTATAAACTGGCTGCAGAGCTATAGTAATTTGACTATTGGTAGGCAATCTAGTCATAGCACTATTAGATTCAATTTCCATATAATCAACATCACCCGGCATGGTGTGGCTGAAACTGGTAAGAACACAGGGCACATTAGGAAAATAATGAGACCCATAACCATTTAAAAATAATACCGGAGGCGGATTTCCTGCCAATTGACCACCACCATAAAACATTTTTCCAGCTGATCTAAAAAAATACAAAGCAGCTAATAAATATTCACCTTCATCTTGATTTTGAACCGTGAAATCCCCGGCTATTTGTATGGCTTGCACTTCACTATTGTCATAACTATATGCAGGATAATTACTATGAGTGTTTTTTTGAGCAGAATAGTTGGTACTATAGCTAACTGTAATGGCCGGAGTATAAGGGAAAATAACCCCAGCAGTATCTTTTAATATTTTCATTAGACCTGGATCAGTACCTAAATAAAATAATCCTGAATTTTGACCAACACTTATTCTAATACGCCAATCATCCTCTGATGTGACAACTTTTCCATTTAATTCCGAACCAGAAGAAACTCTGATAGATGGGCTTTTTGGCGTGGGTTTTGGCCCCACAAGCTCTTTGGAAGCTTTATTTGAACTAGTATTTACATCAGTGGTTGGATTAGTGACTGGTGGACCAGCTTTGGGCATGATATTTTTGTTGGATGTATTATCTGGCTTTTGAGGAGGTGGATTGTATGCATTGTCTTCTGCAATTTTATCCTGTACTTCATTTTCTTTTTTATCAAGCTCAGCAATTAAGGTTGCAGCCTTAGGATCAGACGAAGATGCTAAATCATATTTGGCTTCACTTAGTGCATTGAGCGCTGGTGTTGATGCAGAACCCGCAGTACCGCCATCACCAAATCTAAGGTATTCGTCAGATAAAATTCTTGCACTGCTATATTTTTCCAATATGCTGTCGGCTATGGGCATGGAAACTGTTCCTAGGGTTGTTTTGATCTAAATCTATTAAATATTTATCGCTATTTAAATAATAGTAGTTTATAATCATTGACTTTTTTCTAATAAAAATGCTATTATGTTTCTAATCAAAAGGATTACAAAATGAAATTTAATTATCTTAACAACCGAGATTTGCTCAAAGAAATACACAAAAGCAAAAATACCTATTGCACATATTTGGATGTCAGTGATGGTGACTATGACATTATTATCAACTCATTATCTGAAATCGATGACACAAAAATAAACGAAGCCATTGAGTTAAGATCAGAAAGATTGTGTCGAGCCGCCTACGATGCTGCTATGTTGGAATCTGTAGAAAAAAGAAAATTAGAAGAATTTGCTGTTGATCCCGCCACCATTAGCAAAACTGATTTGGTATTTAGAGTTATGACTTGGGAACATATTCCAGAAGAAGCTAAAAAAGTACCAAAAGGTAAACTAAAAATCTTAGAAGATGACGATGAACTTGTCAAAACGGAATATGACGTTGAAGAAGATGTTCAACCAACAAAATATACTAAATGCAACTTCCCACCATTCCAGCATTTTAAATTGAATCAAAATGGCGAACCTTATTGTGTTGGAAAGAGTCATTGGAAAGGCGATTTGATTACTGGTGAATTTTGTAAGGATCACGGCGCAATGACTAAAAAACTAGCACATATGTTTATCAAACTGTGCGAGCGATATGCTACCCGTAGTAATTGGAGAGGCTATACATATAATGACGAAATGCGTAGCCAAGCTCTTTTACAATTAAGTCAAATTGGTTTAAAATTTGATGAATCAAAATCCTCAAACCCCTTCAGCTATTTCACCGCCGTTGTGACCAACAGTTTTACAAGAGTTTTGAATATTGAAAAACAAAATCAAAATCTTCGTGATGATATTTTGGAATTGAATGGTATGTCACCATCATATACTCGACAGGGAATGAGCTCAAGTGGCAGTTTTGGTGATGGCGATTACGATTGACCAAAACTTTTAATATAGAAACAAATCTGTTATAATTGATAGCATGACTACGACTAATTTATTTAAAAAAGCCGCTTTCATGACCGACATTCATTTCGGCTTGAAGTCAAATAGTGTGCAACATAACGAAGATTGTTTGAACTTCGTTAAATGGGCAACCAAAAAAGCTCGAGAAGAAGGTTGTGAGACTGCTATGTTTTTGGGCGATTGGAATAACAATCGAGCCAGCATTAATATACTAACTTTGAACTACAGCCTGAGGGCTTTGGAGCATTTGAATGACAATTTTGATAATGTTTACTTTATTCCCGGCAATCATGATCTATATTATCGTGACAAGAGAGATGTTCAAAGCGTTGAATGGGCGCGACATCTCCCCAACGTCACTGTGTGTAATGATTGGTTTGAACATGGCGATGTTGTTATTGCACCTTGGCTTGTGGGTGATGACTATAAACGTATTCCCAAATTAAAATCACGTTATATGTTTGGGCATTTTGAATTGCCTGGATATTTAATGAACGCTCAAGTAGCTATGCCAGATCATGGTGAAATAAAACGAGAACACTTTACCCAATTTGATCATGTGTTTACTGGACATTTCCATAAAAGACAAACACAGAAAAATATTACCTATATTGGTAATTGCTTTCCACATAATTATTCCGACGCTGGAGACGATGATCGTGGATTAATGATTTTGCCCTGGGGAGAATCTCCACAATTTCATGCTTGGCCAGATCAACCCAAATATAGAGTATATAAACTCAGTGACGTTTTGAA